GTGACGCCCGCGTTCGGCCGGAGCGCCGCGCGACGCGCCTCGAAATCTATGATCCCGGCATACCTGCTTCGACCCTCGAACTTGGCCAGCGTGACCTCCTCCGGCTCGAGCACGCCCGAGTTGATCCGAACCGCGTCCGCCTCGGCCTCGGTCTTTTCGTGCGCGGCTTCCTCGACGGGGGTCATCTGCCACAGGGACGGCCAATCAATCGTAGGTTCTGCGTCGAGAGTCACGCCGCCGTGCGCGGCTAGGACCTTGGTCAATCGCTGAAGCGCAGGGGTCAGATCGTCGTCACGGTTGCTCTGGATCGTGTCGTACCAGGCCCGCGTATCGCTCTCGCCCGTGGCGTTCAGGCCCGCCGGGCTCATGCCGATCAATGCCGTAAGTGGCATGTCCGCGCTAGCTGCGAGCCGCTGGAAAACCATCATCATTGCGGGCTGAATTCCGCTGACGTTGACGGCGCCCTTGTGCTCGAAGCTCTCGCTGTTGGCGTCGATCACCACAGCGCGCGCGACCGAGCGAGCCATGTCCACAACCTCCATGCGCGCGAGCATGGTGTCTTTCTCGCCCTCGGCGATCATGTCGATTAGGCCGTCCACCGCGAACACCGCCTGGCTCATATCCTGGAGCAGAAGCATCATGGATCGCCACGTCTGGTCGGTGTCACGAAGGACTAGGTTTGGCCTTTGAAGGATGGACAGATCAAAGCCGGCGTTCTTGCGCAGACGAACCCGTTCCGCCGTGAGAGCGCCGCCGAAGATCACGAGCCTGCTCGCATGCACCAAGGAGTCCTTGACGCGATACATGTCGGGCGCGCCGAAGTCGGCGCTGGACGGATCCTCGTTGTATGTCTCGATCGTCAGGCTCTGCCTGTCGAGCACCGTGAGATAGCGCAGATCCCCGGGGCGGATCGCCTCGACGTCGAGCGGGGTATCCATGAGCGCATCCACCGTGCCGATCAGAATGGCGCCGACCCCGTACAGGCGACCCCAGATTGCGGCCTCCAGCACCAGATTCTTCGTCTTCCAGATCTTGTGCAGATCGTCTAGGGCTGCGTCGCCCGTACTGAAGCCCTGGCGCAGGGCCTCCCTCGGGAGCTTGTCCACCAGCTTGGCGGCCAAGTCATTTCCGTGATAGAGCGCTTCGAGCTGGGCGGGCGCCAGCGTGAGGAAGTCCGCGATCTGTGCCTGCGTGGTCTTGTCGCGCGAACCTCCCAAGCCCGTGATCGCGTTGATCCAATTGTCGGCGCGAGCGACGCGCGCGACCTCGGCCTTGAAGCCGTCCGTCATACCCTGGAAAGCCCGCCGTAGAGGGATGGCTGTCGCGCTCATGCTCCTAGTGTAGCACGCGAAACAGGTAGTCCGTGCGTGTGGCCATATGGGTGCGCTTACGTACGCCACACCTGCGCGTCTTCTCCCAGAGCACGCGGTGCGGCACAGGGCAAGAGAACTCGGACACGAACACCGGGACGCCAGCACGCTCCCATGCGACACAGCGCGCCCAGAACTGCGCATGAGGAAAGACGCCGGTCTTGTCGTATCCTCTCGTCCCTGCGTAGGGCGGATCGCAGTAGATCACGAGCGGGAGTGGACGCGGATTCCAGTCGAAGAAGGATCGGTGTTCAAGGGCGCAACCCTCCAGTTTCGGGATGTCACGCAGAAGGGCGCGCCGCGATGTTCCGGCAAAGCTACAATCGTACTTCAGGGAGCGCGCATAGCTCTGGAACCACATACCACCGAAGGAGCAGCCGAAACCTGCGAACGCCTTGAGAGGGTCCGAGTCCGGTAGATCCTTCGCGGCTGCCCACTGATCCTCGGTCACGACACGAGGAGGATCCCAGCCGTCACGCACGGCCTGATACAACGCAATCAAAGCCGGGTTGAGGTCCGAGACGATGCCAGGACCGTGCGCGGCCAGACGCACGGACACACTGAGCCCACCGCAGAACGGATCCCAGAAGATCCGATCACCACGATCCTTGTTCACGATCTCAGCGATCGCCTTGGATAGCCTTGTCTTGCCGCCGAGATACTGCATTTGATTAGTGGCCCAACATCCTCTTCACCGCGTCCCGGTACCGGCGATGCTTCGGCTTGTGTAGAATCAGAAGGGCCATGGTGGTCGCGTCTACCTCGTCATCGTGCTTGATCAAAGGGAAGCGCGCGAGCGCCGTCCTATAGGGCTGCACCCACTTGAAACGCGAAGCCTCGGGGATCCAAACATTCTCACTCTCGATCAAGGGCGCCACGGCTTCAGCGCGCGAGGTCTTGCTCGCGGTGCCGGGGTTCCACGCGATCAAACCCGGTATCGTATCCTTCAAGATCTGCATGACCGCCGATCCGTTCGCTTTGTCCTCGATGTATACGCCCGTGCTTCGTGGTCTGCGATCCTTCATCTCCGCGATCTTCTCCATGGTCTTGAGCACGTCGAAATGACCGAGGATCTGGTCGAGCAGGTAGTAGTTCGGGCTCTTCACACCCCAGGCCTGGATCGCCACTAGGTCGTTGTCCTTGCGATCTTTGAACGCGCAATCAACCGTGATTATTTCTCTGGCTCCCTTGGGCTCTTTCAGCCATTCAGCGAGGTGCTCGATCTTGAAGATCATCCCGCCCGGCGGCGTTGGGTCCTGATTCATCTGCGCCGCGAACGTAGCCGCGCCCATAACTGCCCGGTCGTCGTCCACTACATCGCGCGGGAACCGCGCGGGGTTCAGCAGCTCGCCCTCTTCGGTTCTGGGGTCCTCCAGACCTAGCGACTCGATCACGCACTTGCGCTTGGGGTCAAACTCCATGGGAAGCATGATATGCTCGTACCCGCGCTCGATGCACTTGGACGCGGCGTCCTCGTGGTGCAGGCGTTGCATGATCCCCACGTACCGCGTCTGTTCGGGGTTGGCGCGTCGGGTGTGCATGGTTTTGAACCAGAAATCATTTGCCTTCTCAATCGCCCGAGGATCCACAATTGAGCGCCCTTCGGCGTCCTGGGCCTTGACCAGATCATCGAACAGAAGCACGTCCCCGTGCAGGCCCGTGGCGCGCCCGCCTGGGCTGGTAGAGATCCGCCACCCGCGCGAAGAGTTCGAGAACTCGCGCACCTTGGCCACAGAATCTTTCGCGATCTTGACCTCGGGCCAGCGCTTCTGAAACCAGTCCGAGAGGACTAGATCCCGCATCAACTTGGCGTTCTTGTCTGATATGTCCTGGGCGTATGTGGCCGTGATGAAGCGCCGAGAAGGGCTATTGATCCAGTCCCAGGATGGCCATAGAGTCGAGACGAGCAGAGACTTGCTCATGCCCGGAGGCACGGACACCAAGAGCTTGAGGATGTCCCCGCGCGAGACGGCCTCCAGCGCCTCGCAAATCATGGACATGTGCCAGTTCCACTTGAGCTTGTTTGGCTCGATCTGAGGCCACGCCAGGCGCACGAATCGCTCGAACGATCGCGCGCCTCGAGCTCGGTCTAGCTCGATTCGCACGGATCCCTCAGCAGCATATGCGCGCTCACGGTCTCACGCGAGATCTCCCCATGCTCTCGATGGTAGACGATCCGTGTCAGATCCCGTCCGGCTAGGTAACCGTGGCTTTCGTGGTAGCCGTCCCGCGACGCGAGCGTGCGGAAGGACTCGATCATCACGCCCCCTATTTCGACGCGGCGCACATGGTGCACATGCCCGACCAGCCAGTACCTATGCAGCGTCCGGCCCCATGCTTCGCGTTGCGCGTTCGCCATCTTCGCTGGCAGCTTGTCCGGCTTGGCGTCCTGTCCATGCGTGAATCCAAACAGATTCTTGCCCCATTCAAACCATTGAAACGGTGCGCCGGAAACGTCCACGCGCACGCGAGGTTCGTCGCGGTAGTGGGCATCGACGAGCAAGGTCAAGAACAGGGACGAGAGGTCGTCATGGTTCCCGATCAAACATTTGACATTGACGATCTCATGGTGCTCCAGAGCCTCATTGATCAAGCTCAGGAACGTGTCCCGGCCGACCTTCAAGATCTCAAACCAATCCCCGTCCACGTCCAGATCAAAGCCGTGACGGCGCGTCCTGTTTCGAGGATCGTCCGAATGATAGTAGTCGCCAAGGTTCAGAATCAAACATTCTTTCGACGGCGCACCTCGGCGCACAAGGTCCGCCACGGCCTCGCGCAAAAGACGCGCACCCTCCTGTAGCCCGTAGCCGTCCGCGCCGCGCAGGCCCAGGTGGGGATCGCCTAGAGGGTAGACGGTCAGGCGATCATCGGGCAAGCCCTCGGGCGCGGGGACGGCGGCAGCGCGCGGAACCTGGCCATCGAAGTCCGCCATCACGCGCGCCACAAGGTCGTCTCGCCCACCGTCCTTGGCGGGGCGGTAGATGTCCCATTGCTGGATCAGCCCGCCGTCTCCTCGGGTCAGACGGGAGATCCGATCACGGAGCCAGCCCTCGGGGATCTCCTCGGCCTCGTCCGGGGTGGGCCGAGCCCGGACCGAGCGGATGTCCGTGCCGTCCGTAGAGATCTGAACGGCCTCATACCCCTCGGGCATACCGAGGTCCGGGCCCCGGACCGTGGGGGGCCTGCTCGGGCGGCACTTGCGCTCGGGCGGCACGGGCACTCCGGCCTTGCGCGCCTGCCGGATATGGCGCCGGCTCACATCGGATTCCGCGATCCCAAAGTGTGCTGCGGTGAGCCGGCGCGCTAGCGCGAGATGGTCATTCACTCCCTGATTCTAGCACGTCTCGCGGTACCACAAAGCCTCGGCCGACCGACGGCCTTTAACTGTGGACTTGATCGATCCGATCGGTTTGAACGGCAACCAGGCCGCCCCGTCATTCTCGCACACCATGGTTTGTCCTTGTCTAGACATGCACCAGTTCGCTAGATCGTTGAAATCAATCCCAGAATCCCCGTGGACGTAGTACTTACCGGCGCCCTGGTATGGAGGATCAATGAACCATGTGGCGGGGCCGGACACAGGACATTCGCGATATGTGCAATGGTGGATCTCCCAGTGCCTGATTTCCTGCACCTGTCGGGCAACCCTCTGCCGGATTTGTGTGCCCCAGTATCCCCCAGGTCTTTTGCCTTCGCGCATCCACTTAGAAGGTCTCTTACATGGCGCGGCCGCGCCAGCATTCACGCGGAAGCCTACTAGCCAGCGGGCTTCTTGCGGTATGTCGAGATCATCCACTGTCCCGCCATCGGGGATGTCCGGGATGTCTAGGATCTCTTCCGGGCTTACGTGGATCAGGTAGTCCCACATCCCAACGATCACAGGATCTATGTCACACAGGACCACGCGGTGATCATGGTATCGAAGGGAGTACCCTGC